TGATTTTGGCGGCGATTGCCGCGAGGTTTGGAAGCTCGAACTGGGCGAGAGATCCCGACCTGTCCTTGCATTCATAGTTGAAATCGCGGCTGGTTTGAAGCACGCGATAGGGTTGTCCTTCTGTGTCACGCTCGACGCGAAGGGCAAAGACGAAATCGAAGTAATAGCTGATGCCCTGCGTCAGCATCTTTCCGGGAAGCGAGGGCACGTAAAGCGTCTGGCCGGTGGTCTCGTCTTTTTCGCGCGCCTGCTTGCAACTGAAATAGACGTTCTTCCCGCGAAGATCGCGGAAGCTGCGAACGATGTGGCCCATTTTGTCGGCGAGCGCCCCATACGCTGCGCGCGGGTCTTTGGTGGCCTTCTTTTCGGCAGCAAGGCAGACTTCTGCGATTTCGGAAATCGAATCCATGCACACCCATTCAAAGCCCTTGGCCTCTTGCGCCTCGGTAATGAATTGATAGGCTTCCTGAAGATCATCAATCGTGTTGATTTCGATCACCGGGATGTCGTGGTCACGCAGGCTCATCAGCCCGGCCTCGGCGCTGATAATCACGGTCGGCGCGCCAGTGGTGCCACAGAGAACCGTTTTGCCTGCTCCAGACGGGCCATGAACGATGAACTTGAACCCGTTGTCGCGGGCGCTGTCGCGGGTGGTGCTGAGTCTGATAGCCATTATTCCGCTCCCACCAGATCTTCCAGTGACAACCGCGCCTCAACAAGAGCGTGACGAGCCTTGCCCATGTCGCCGAGAATAGCGGCCGTCTCCGCCATGCGCAGCCATTCGCGCACGTCCTCGATGGCGTCAAGCGTCGTGTCGTCGTCCGCTTCCGGCGTGCGCGGGTCGTTCGGATGGCCCATGCACGGCGGCCACGTTGCCGCGTCTCCTGGGCCGAATTCGCAAAACTTAGTGGCTTGCATCTGATCTCCTTGCGTAAGTCGGATGGTTGTTTGCAGACATCTGCGCGCACTCGTAGTCAATGCGACCGACTACGCCGAACGCCAGAATGATTACCAGCAGGGCTAGCAGCGGATTCATCAGCAGCACCCCAGATAATGGTCTTCGGCAATCCGTATTCCGTGCTCAAGCCGGTACGCTTTCTCCGGCTGAACTTCTGTTGCTTCCTGCTGACGGCGAGCGATGGCCCGCTCGTGCTCCTTGATGACCTCTCGGGCGTCGTGCTCCTCGATCACCTGCCTCGCGTCGTGGATCAGATGCGAAGGCAAGAAAGAATCGGCGCTGTAGGGAGCCTCGTGGCCGGCGACTTCGGCGAGGATGACGCGCAGGACTTCGATGGCGCGTTCATTCATCTCGATTGTCCTTAAAAGATCCGACAAGGCCGGCGACAAACAGCATAATTTGCTGTGCATCTTTAGGCCCAAAAGCAGCGGCCATTCCACCGCCAATGCCACCAAGCAAACCTGCAAACAGCATGCGCAAGTCGCCTTGCTCAGGAAGCGCGGAAAAAGCCATCTCGTTAATTCCGCGAGCAATCAGCCTGCCAGCATCAACGCTGGCTGAGTGGTCCTCATTCATGCTCGTCTCCACCGCCAAGTGCCCGCCAGACGTCGTGGTCTGCCTCGTCTTCAATCCCCATGTCGCCGATGCAACGGGCGACTATCAGCGGCAGGACAATCGCCGCGATAATCAGCAAGTACTCAAGCATTTTTCTTTCCCTCCAATTTTTCAATTGCGATCATGAGCAGACCGCACTTCTGGCACAGCTCGCCCAGGTATCCCTTCGGCAGCCTGTCGAGCACTGACGCACGGAATGCGTGTGCGTATTTGCCGCACGGACAGACCTTGTATCCTTTGGACATTTCTTCCTGCGTCAGTTTTGATGCGGACATGGCTGCTCCTTTGTTGTCGGCGCCTTGGTCTTAGGCTCTCGCGGTTCTTTCGTCTGTGTCCGTTACGCCAGCCGTGCGGCGCTGGTCCCGTTGCCACTGGCCGGGATTCCCGCCCCAGCGCCAGCTTCCTTAGTAGTTCGACCAGGTATCCGCCGTCGATCGCGGTGGCCAGTGACTCGGAAGCCGCCTCGCCTTCCTTATGCACGGCACAACGCTCTTCTGTTGGCGGTACAGCTCGGTTGGGCTGCGCGTGAAGCGGCTTGCGGGTATCGGCTCTTGCAGCAGGCGGCTGATGAGCGTCCGCCTTGTTGTCGGTCGGGGAAAGGTACTAAACCCGCCGTGCCAGGAGTGTGGGTGATGCACTGCTGAACCGATGGGTAGATATTAGCGCTGCGCTAAACTGTTGTCAATAGCGGTGCGCTAAATTTTGGGCGCAAAAAACCGCCCATTCGGAGGCGCAACCCCGCCAGGCGCTAACAATGTGAATTCGCGTAGCGCTTGACACGGCTTTAGCGCTGCGCTAATGTATGGGCTATGGACCTTCGTACATACATTTCGACAAACGGGCCGGCGTCGGACCTTGCCAAGAGGCTCGGCATTACCCCGGTACTCATTAGCCAGTGGTGCAACGGAATCAGACCAGTGCCAGCCGAGCGTTGCCCGTCCATCGAGCGCGCCACAAACGGCGCTGTCCGCTGCGAGGACATCCGGCCTGACGTTGATTGGGCCGTTCTGCGCAACTCTCGCGAGCAGGTAGCAGCGTGAGCACGCGCCACGACGCACCGCTCGTTCCCGCGTTCGCAGCCGCAGCAGCCGCCATCATCGCGGCTTATCTGCTGAATTGGCTGCTGTCATGAGCATGGGGCAAGCCGCTCCGGGTTGCAGGAATCGCCGCGAGCGCTCGTCGGCTGGAGCACTGCGAATCCACCGCGCTTGTTCCCATCAGCAATTTCCTCCTGTGCCCGCGTTTCCGGTCTGGTCGCGCGGGCTTTTGCCGGGCCTTCGGGCTCGGCGTTTCTTTTTTTGTAGGCAATCCGGGATTGTCTGAGTAGCGCCGGAAAGGCGCATAACGCCAGCTTAAGCGGCGGCCGTAGGCCGTCCGCTTGAAGCGACAGTTAGGCATCAGCGCAACAACAGAGGAATGACGATGGCAACACAGATGACGCGGGCGGAGTTCTACGCCAAGTATGGCGACGTGGAAGTGACGTTCAGCAGCTACTACAAATACACGTTCACCTATGCCGCCACGCTGCCTGATGGCAAGCGGCTGACCGTCGGCTACGGCGGAAGCCACGACGAGATTTACAGGCACTCCGTCTCAACCAGCATAGCCGAGAAGGTGTGTCAGTTGCAGCCGTACACGGGCTCCGTGTACGAAGGGACGGACGAGGTAGAAGGGTTTTACGACTTCTGATGCCTAACGCAGAAATAACCGGCGCCGATAGGCGTCCGTGTTGAACTGGCGGTTAGGCGGCACCGCTGAAAAGCCGCCACAACCAAGGATAAACATGAAATTCCGCAAGAAACCCGTTGTGATTGAGGCCGTGCAGTTCACCGAAGCCGTGCGCGATGCCGCCCTGTTCGACGGTCAGCCTCTGCCTGATGGTGTGCACCGTGGCGCGGCAACGCTGCACCCGCCAACCCGCAAAGTTTGGAGCGCCAGCTTCTTCATCGAGACGCTGGAAGGTCGCATGGAGGTCAGCGTCGGGGACTGGGTGATTACCGGCATCAAGGGAGAGCGCTATCCCTGCAAGCCTGACATTTTTGCGGCGACCTACGAACCTGCGTGATGGGTGACGCCTAACAAGGGGTGTGAATATGAGTCTTGAGGAGTGCAAAGGCGCAGTTTGCGCCGCAAACCCGGAAGCTATCGCTGCGCTTCTGGACGGCAACGGAGAACTGGCTGCAGCGCTTGTCGTGCCGGAGAAGGACACACAGGCGCTGATCGATCTGGCGAAGTATCAGCATCAGGTGCTCGGCGAAATCGCGGCAATGCTCGATGACAGTCGCGGCTTTGCCGAACTTATGCGCGAGACGATCCGCATCAAGTGCGGCTTTGTTTTGCGCGCGGCGGCCAAAGCGGGGTTGATGTCATGAGCGTCGGAAATTGTGGCCCGGTTGATGGTGGCGACGCGGAAGCTATCGATTCGCCGCCAGTGACGCCCGAAAAGAACACGCAGGAACTGACGATATTGAGCGCTACCCGCACCAGGTTTTGTCACGAATCGCAAATCACATGGACGACAGCAAGGGGTTTGTCATGAGCGTCGGGTCATGCGGGCCATTTGAGGCTGGCGACATGGAAGCCGCCGAATCTGCGTTCGACGCGCTAGCGGCAGAAAACGAATCGTTGCAGGTCGAGATTCGGCTGTTGAAGTGGGAAGTGCGCTGCCTGCTGGACACGATCCGGTGTGCCAGCGAGGTGTTGGAAAAACTTACTGAGGAGGGGAAATGACACGCAAACCGAATGGCGCATACCTGATCGAGTCAGCGCCGAAATACCGGCGGTACATCGCGGCAAAGGCTGCGCGCGAGATTGTCGAGAGAATTCTGGCTCCGCTCGATGAGTTCATCGCCGGCTACAAGTCGGAACTGGATCATGCGCTCAACGCGCAGGCCATTTATTTGGGGCCTGGCAAATGATCTATCCGTTCAAACTACCCGATGGCCCCATCCATTCCTTCCAGGCGCTTCCTGCACGACTTCCTGACTGCGTGCAGGCGAAACTCAAGGCGCTGTCTGCCAAGTGCGCCGGGCTGACCGGCGAGGAATTGCTGCAGGCACAAACGCGGCTCAACGAGTACGCCGACAAGGTGCGAGACGTTCTCGGATTCGAGTTTGTCAGACGCGAGTTTTTGCCGGTACTGCGCGCGTGAAGCGCAAGGTGCGGACGTACCGGAAGAAGCTGCGCATGCTGACCGGACTGCAGTGGGCGCGCTCGATTACGTTCGCGCAGAAACTGCGCGCGTTCGGACTGGTGGCGCTGTTTGTGTATACCGGTAGGCGTTGATGTCCGCCTACTACAACGAAATTGACAAACACGCTGCCGCATGGCTGCGCGAACTCATAAAGGCAGGGCATATTGCAGATGGAATTGTTGACGAACGGAGCATAAAGCCTATGACAGACCGAGGTCTTCCGGGGTGTAGTTCATCCGGTCCAGCAGTCTGTGACATGTCGGGCAAAGCACCCACACCATTTCTGGCCATTTGCAGTTTGACAGGCTTCGGCCTCGCCCATTTCGCTCATGGTTTGGCCTATGAGCTATCTCCAGAACGCGGGCCTCTCCGCAGGATTCGCAGTGTTTCGGCGCGCTCTGGTTCACTCGGTAGAATCGTATGTGATTCGAGTCAGGCAGTTTTTTTTCTTTTGACCGCAACCTGTACCAATTTTCTCTATCAGGGTTCGCGGCGTGAAATTCTCGAACGCTCCTGCTGTTTCTGGCTCGTCTGCACTCGACTGAGCAAATTCGTTTCTGGTTTGCGTCAGCGGACGCGAAAAACATCTTCCCGCATTCTCTGCAAGCGCGAGGCTTTTCCGTGTCTTTTTCGGTCTTCGCCCATCGAAATGCTGCGCCGCATTTTTGCGAACAAAACCTGCTTGTCGCCCGTTTTGCGACGTACTCAATCCTGCAGTGTTCGCATGTATTCGTGTGCATACACATAACCCCATCTAATAAAATGAATATTTTAACAAATAAATGGGCTTACTACAACGAGATTGATCCGATGGCAGCGGAATGGATCAGGCATTTAATTAAGGCAGGGCATGTTGCTCCGGGCGTTGTTGACGAAAGGGATATTCAGGATGTCTTGCCAAGCGATGTTGAAGAGTTTGTCCAATGCCACTTCTTCGCCGGGGTGGCCGCATGGTCATATGCGCTTCGTCGCGCCGGATGGCCAGACGATCGACCTGTTTGGACAGGTTCCTGTCCTTGCCAACCTTTCAGCTCGGCAGGCAAAGGATCTGCGTTTGCTGACGAGCGGCACCTATGGCCCGCCTGGCAGCACCTCATCGCGCAGCGAAAGCCTGCAACGGTCTTTGGAGAGCAGGTTGCAAGCAAGGCTGTCGATGATTGGATCGACCTTGTACACGCTGACATGGAAGGCTTGGGTTACGCCTTCGGGAGTGTCCCGTTCCCGTCTGCGAGCGTCGGCGCTCCGCACATCCGAGACAGGCTCTATTGGGTGGCCTACGCCACAAGCGATAGATGGAGTCGGCAAGGGGCGGGATGGGCGGCTGAAGAAGGACGGCAACCGCGATCCGAGCGCACTGGGCAGTTATCGGATGGACTTGAAGGACACGGTGCTTCTGTCGGGGTGGCCGACTCCAGCGGCGCGCGATTGGATCAGCGCCAGCGGGTCGCCGGAATTCCTGGCCGGAAGACTGGAGCAGACGAGAGGCAAGCCGCTGTCGGAAACGGCGTTTGCTCAGTTGTCGGGTTGGCCGACATGCACGGCAACGGCTTCTGGCGTGATGCTGACTGGCTCAGATGCCGGGATGGAAAGTGGCGGCCAGTTGAACCCGGCGCATTCCCGCTGGTTGCAAGGACTCCCCCCGGAGTGGTGCGAGGCGGCAGTGATGGCTTTCCGATCGATTCCGACAAGACGGGGGAGGCGCGAGTGATGCGCCTGCGCGGATACGGCAACTCCATCAATGCCGTCCAAGCGCAAGCGTTCATAGAGGCGTTCATGGATTATCAGCAGCAGGTGTCAGCATGACCATCGGCACTCACCCGCTGACCGTTTCTGGATTTCGCGCGCGCACGGCTGCTGATGCGCGAGACGTGCCGATGACGGCATACAGCTACAAGTGCGCAGCGTGCGGGCGCTACTGGAACGCCGGCACAGCGGGGCGCAAGAAAGCGGTCGGCGGTGGATGGCGTTGCCCGGATTGCGTGAAATGACGGCGCTATGGCTGCCGTATCCGCCATCGGCAAACCGATATTTGCGGCATGCGCTTCGCAGGACGTACCGCACGGCCGCTGCTAACGAGTACCGAAAAGTGGTTGCGCGCGAGGCGATGATTTTCAAGGCTCCGCTGTTGCGTGGCCCGGTATCTGTCGAGGTCACGCTGCACCCCAAGACGACCAATACCGGCCATGCCAGCAAGACGTGCCTCGACCTTGACAATTGCATGAAAGTTGCTTTCGATGCGATTCAGGGCGTTTTGTACGCAAACGACAAGCAAATAGCACGTTTGCAAGCGTCTTACGGTTTGCCGGTGGCGGGTGGCGGACTTGAAATCATAGTCGAACCAATGGACAACGCATGATCGAAATCTCCCGCATCAAAACAGACGGCGGCACACAGCCGCGCGTCTCTCTCAATCAGGAAACCGTCGCAGAGTACCGCGATGCGTACAAATCTGGCGTCAGGTTGCCGCCTGTGATGCTGTTTTTTGACGGCGCCGATTACTGGCTCGCCGATGGATTCCACAGATTCTTTGCGGCGCGTGACGCTGGCCTGACCGAGATTTACGAGGAGATCCAGCCCGGCACGCAGCGCGATGCGATCTTGTATTCGCTGTCGGCGAATAGCAAGCATGGGCTGAGGCGGACGAACGCGGACAAGCGGAAGGCGGTGCAGACGCTGCTCGATGATGCCGAGTGGTCGAAGTGGAGCGACCGAGAAATCGCCAAACGGTGCGCTGTCGGATACGACCTTGTTGCCGATATTCGCAAATCTCATCTGCCGGAAACGATAGATAGACCACAGTCTGATACCAGAACAGTCCAACGCAACGGCACTACATACGAGCAA